TAATAGGATTAAAGCAGGTGGAAAGGGCGGCGCTCCGGGACAGTGGTCAGCAAGAAAAGCGCAAATGATGGCCTCTGCTTATAAAAAAGCAGGGGGCGGCTATAAAGACTAATGGCAAAGAAATCAGACCCAAAAGTAGGAACAGGTAAAAAGCCAAAGGGAAGTGGTCGCAGGCTTTATACAGATGAGAACCCGAAAGATACTGTCGGTATAAAGTTTGCTACGCCTGCTGATGCTAGGGCAACTGTAGCCAAAGTTAAAAAGGTTAATAAGCCTTACGCCAGAAAGATACAGATATTAACAGTTGGCGAACAAAGAGCCAAAGTTATGGGAAAGTCAGAGGTCGCCAGAATATTTAAACAGGGTAAAGAGGCGATTAGACGGTCTAATAAAAAGGGAACAGGGAGAGTTAAACGAACCAGATAATAAGGTTGCATAAAAATGGTTGTCGCAGAAGCTCTCGCAGGAATTGCACTGGTTAAAAGCGCTGTTGATGGCATTAAGTCCGCTATCTCAACAACAAACGACATAGGTCAAATAGCTGGTCATGTGGATAAGCTGTTACAGGGTCGGGACGAGGCAAATAAAGCGAAGCGTGATGCATCAAATGACCCCTTTAGTGTTAAGTCTATAGCTGAGGAAACCATTAATGCAAAGCTGGCAGAAGAACACTTAGATGAAATGCGTAGCCTTATTGACATGAGGTTTGGTCATGGCACTTGGGCTGGTATAATAAACGAAAGAGCCAAAAGAATTAGAGAGGCAAAAGAAGCAGAAGAAGAAGCAAAAAGAGAAAAGATGAAAAAGAAATTAGAGTTTGAACAAATGGTGGAGACATCTGTAACAGCTTTTCTTGCATTAGGCTTTATGGCGGTGGCTCTTTTAACTGTGATATACTTTGCTACAAGGGGATAAATATGCCGTTAAAGAAATCGCAAAGAAGTTTAAAGGCTTGGACGAAACAAAAATGGAGAACTAAAAGTGGCAAGCCATCGACACAGGGTCCAAAAGCAACCGGGGAGAGATATCTACCTGCAAGTGCCATTAAGTCCCTATCGCCCCAAGAGTACGCGGCAACAACCCGTGCTAAACGAAAAGCAACTAAGGCTGGTAAGCAATTCTCAAAACAGCCTAAAAAAATACGAGCTAAAGTGAAGCCGCATAGAAAGGTTAAGTAATGGCTGTAGTAACACCAGACTTACCAGAAATTTTTGAAGAGGCGTTTGAACGCGCTGGGCTTCAGATGACCACAGGCTACGACCTTAAAACAGCTAGGCGTAGTCTTAACATATTAACTTTGGAGTGGCAAAACCGTGGGCTTAATCTCTGGACCATTGACGATGGCACTATATCTCTTACGGCAGGCACAGCGACTTACACTATGCCTGCGGACACTATTGACCTCATTGAACACCAAATTAGAACGGGAACGGGTACGAATCAGGTGGATACGAATTTGGGGCGTATCAGCGTGTCAACGTATGCACAACAATCTGGAAAAAACACTCAAGGACGCCCCACTCAAATTTATGTGGACCGTCAAGCAACGGCTGTCAATGTTACTCTCTGGCCTGTTCCGGATGATAGCTCGTTTACTCTCTCGTATTACCGCCTTCGTGGAATCTCTGGCGTCTCGTCTGGGATAGGCACAAGTGCGGATGTACCGCCACGGTTTGTTCCGTGTCTGGTATCTGGTTTGGCTTACTACATTTCTTTGAAGAAGCCAGAAGTGGCGGCGCGTGTGGCTCCGCTTAAACAAGAGTATGAGTTTCAATTCGAGCTTGCCGCAGGGGAAGACTCAGACTCATCGTCAATCAAGTTCGTGCCATACGACACGTTTTACTTAGGAGGCTAATATGCCATTAGTACTTAGAAAAAAAGGTGAAGGAAACAAGAAGAAGAAGATGCCAAAGGCTCCTCCTTCACGCCCTCGTCACGCAAATCCAAAGCACCCAATGAATACAGAGCGCACCACGGGCCGAAATATGGCTCGTAAAAAGGGTGGCGGTAAACTAAAGATGGTGGAAAAGGACGGCAAGAAGGTTCCGTTCTTTGCCGCAGATGGTATTGGCAAGATGAACAAGGGTGGTCCTGTAGAAGTAAAGAAGGGCATGACCTTATCTCAAATTGCAAAAAACAATAACACCTCAATACAGGCTCTTCTTGCGGCTAATCCTAGCATTAAAAATGCTAATCAAATTCGCATAGGTCAAAAGATTAAAATGCCTAAAGCAGGAAGTGTTCCGGGCAATACTAAAACTAAAAACCCATACGCCCGTATGTCTCAAACTCAGATGAACATGATGAGGTCTAAAGACAAAGGACAGCAACGCGCAGTAACTAGCGCCATGCGTAATGAAGTTAAGCGTTCTGGCGCTCAAACTTCTGCAACCCCTAAGAAGGCTAAGGCCGTAAAAGACTCTCGTTCTGCTGTTCCAGAAGCCAAAAAGAAGGAGTTGATTGCTAAAGCCAAGGCAAATCAATCAAAGAAGCCAAAGAAGAAGTCTTTGCTGTCTAGGCTGTTTGGCGGAAACAAAAAGAAACCAGCCGTGCCGTCTAATGATATCGCCGCAAAGAAGGGTGGCGTCATGAAGAAAAAGGTACGCGGGTACAAATCTGGCGGTACGGTTCGTGGCGCTGGTGCGGCCATAAAGGGCAAGCGCTTCGGTCGCGCTGGGTAATAAATGCCATTAGCTAGAGGGAAATACGCTTACGGTTTTTGCGACAGAACAGGCTTTAGGTATGACCTAAACGAGCTTGTTGATGAAGTTAAAAACGGTGTAAGGACTGGCCTAAAAGTTGGAAGGGATGTAGCTGACCAAGACCATCCCCAAAACTTTTTGGGCCGTCTGCGTATTCACGACCCTCAATCATTGCGTGACCCTCGACCGGAAAGAAAGATAGAGTCTGTAACGGTTACGTTTCCCGTTTTTGATTCTGCCACAATACAAAGAGAGCCAGTTCCCTTTTTAAGGGGTGTGGTTGGCACACCTTCTGTATCTGGGGCTGTTATTGTGCCGCCATCTGCGCCTAACGTAACAACAGTTACTCTGACTGGCGTTGCTGGTACTGGCGCTGTTACTCCTGTATTCTTTAGTTCTGGCTTGTCGTTCACCTACGACTCTACAAATGTTACACTTGATACTACTAATGAAACCTTTGACGAGGGATAAATGGCAAAGCAAATAGTGGGAATAGGCTCAAGCGCAAACGATGGAACGGGCGATACTCTTCGTGTAGGCGCTGATAAAATAAACGATAACTTCAATGAGATTTATGCGGCATTGGGGAACAGTTCCAGTGTGCTAACCGATATCATAGATGCCAATGGCCTATTTGATGTTAACTCTGGCGCAAATAAAATCGTTTTTTATTATGGCGCTCTTAGTGATTTGCCCAGTGCCTCAACCTATCATGGAGCAGTAGCTCACGTTCACGCAACGGGTGGGCTATATTTTGCTCACGGGGGCAACTGGATACGACTGAATGACGAGACTACTGGGCCTGTTATAAAGTACACAACAACAGCGGCTAATGGGTCTGCTTATCAATTTTCTGGACCCGGAGCTACCGCTGGCAATAATCCCAACTTCTTTTTTTACAAAGGTCATACCTACTTAATTGATAATACCTCTTATGTTGGCAGTCATCCTTTGAAGATACGAACTTCGGCTGGAGGCTCTGCTTTTACAACAGGGGTCACAGAAGATTATAATGGCACGACAGGGCTAACTCAGTTTATCGTGCCGCATGAACCCAGTGACACTTCGCTGGTGTACCAGTGTACTGTTCACGGAAGCATGGTTGGCGACATAACAATAGTATGATGAGATTTTAAAATGGCTATAACTACAGGAATGTGTACGAGTTTTAAAGAAGAGATTCTTAAAGCAATACACGATTTTACATCAGACACATTCAAAATCGCTTTGTATACAAATTCAGCGAGTCTTGGCGCTTCGACAACAGCATACACCACGTCCAATGAAACAAGTGGCACAGGATACTCTGCTGGCGGGGCCACCCTTACAACGGTAAGCCCAACCACCAGCGGCGGAGTGGCTTATGTCGATTTTAATGATGTGTCTTTTACAAGCTCTACAATAACAGCCAGAGGAGCTTTAATTTACAACAGCAGTAAAGCAAATAGGGCTGTGGCGGTTTATGACTTTGGCGCTGACCAAAGCTCCAGCAATTCAACATTTACAATACAGTTCCCAGCGGCGCTATCTAGCTCCGCGATTCTTAGGATTGAATAATGTCTTTTTCTTTTAATGAGCTTAAACAAGCCATACAAGATTTTACCGAGAACGATGAAACGGGGTTTGTAACAAACCTTCCTGTTTTTATTCGTGCGGCTGAGGACAGAATATTATCAAGCGTTGATTTAGAATTTTTCCGCAAAAATGCTACCAGCACACTAACTCAAAACAATGAGTATTTATCTACCCCCACAGACTTTTTAGCGCCGTTTTCTTTGTTTATTACCAC